CGGTGCGGTATTTCAAGGACCGCACCGCTACGGCCAACGGTATTATGGTTCTTCCGACGGGCAGCGGCAAGAGTCTGGTCATTGCCGACATCGCCGCTCGGCTCGGCGCTCCGGTACTGGTGTTCCAGCCGAGCAAGGAGATACTGGAGCAGAACTACGCGAAGCTCTGCGCATACGACATCCTCGAGTGCGCGGTCTACTCGGCCTCCTGCAATAGCAAGGCTATCTCCCGTATCACCTTTGCCACTATCGGCAGCGTGAAGAACCACGTCGAGGAGTTCTCGCACTTCCGGTATGTGATCGTAGACGAGTGCCACATGGTTAATCCGAAGGAGGGCATGTACCGCGACTTCTTCAAGGCGATCCGGTGTAAGATCATCGGCCTGACGGCTACGCCGTACCGCCTGTATTCGACGCGAAACGGCGCGGTCCTGCGCTTTATCACGAATACCAGCCCGCGCGTCTTCTCGCGCCTTCTGTTCTTCGTGCAGATCGGCTATCTGTTCGGGCAGGGGTATCTGGCCAAGCTGAACTACTACCGAATTCCGCTGATCGATCTGAACCGGTTGCGCAGGAATTCGACCGGGGCCGACTATACGGACGACTCCGTGCAGCGCGAGTATAGGCGCGTGAGCTTCAACGACGGAGTGCTGAATATCGTTCGGCGGCTGCTTCGGGTGAATCGTCGGGGCATATTGCTGTTCTCTCGGTTCGTGGAGGAGGCTCAGTACATTTCCGACAGCCTGCCGGGTATGGCGGCTATCGTGTCGCAGAATACGCCGAAAAAGGAGCGCGAGCGCATCCTCGCCGACTTCAAGGCGGGACGAATCAAGGTCGTCACGAATGTCGGCGTGCTGACGACGGGCTTCGACTATCCGGAGCTCGACACGGTGGTGCTGGCCCGGCCGACGCTTTCGCTGGCTCTGTACTACCAAATGGTGGGTCGGGCGATTCGTCCTCACCCGTCGAAGGCCGAGGGCTGGATCGTCGATCTGTGCGGCAATTTCAACCGCTTCGGCCGGGTAGAGGATTTGCAGCTCGCCTCTTATAAGCCGGGGACGTACTGCATACAGAACCGGACGCGGGTATTGACGAACGTGTATATGTAAATCATGGGACGACGATTTTACGATACGACTTTGATTTTGACCGGCAAAATCTGCCCTTACTGCGGACAGCCGACGGAGTATGTCGATAGCGCTGCCGTCTATCACGGGATCAGCTACGGGATGATCTACCTGTGTCGCAAGTGCGACGCTTACGTGGGCGTTCATCGGGGTACGGACAAGGCGCTCGGCCGACTGGCGAACCGGTCGCTCCGGGAGTGGAAAAAACGGGCTCATTACTATTTCGACCCGATTTCCCGTACACCGCTTATCAACCGGATATGGCCGAAGTTCATTCCGGGAATAACGAACCGGAACAAGGCTTACCGATGGCTGGCCGCACAAATGGGTATCGAGCCGGAAGTATGCCACATAGGCATGTTCGACGAATTTCAGTGCGAGTGCGTCGTGGCTATATGCAAGAGCGCATTGGTAAAAGCAGGAGTTGAGTTATGAACTATATCGAACTGATAAACCTTTTTTGGCAAACACGACGTAGAGTGCGATTGTCCAGCGTAGAGGCAGACCTGTATTTTTTTCTTCTTCAGGAATGCAATACGCAAAATTGGGAGAATCCCTTTGAGTGTCCCAACGGGTTGATCTGCGTCTCGATCGGTATGAGCGAACCTACCTTGATCGATGCACGCAATAGATTACAGCAGAAAGGATTTATTGAGTTTGTGAAAGGAAAAAGGCGGGCTCAATCTCCGGTATACACTCTTTTAAACTTAAATAATTTTAGTAAAAACTTTAGCAAAAACTTTAGTAAAAGCTTTAGTAAAAACTTTAGCAAAACACATAGCAAAACGGCCGATACACCTCTTATAGGAGAAAAACAAAAACAAAAACCTCCTATAAGTCCTCCTAAATCGGAGGACGCTGAATTACCGCTCGAAACTTCGGGAAATGGAGATTCGGGAAGTACGGTAAATTCTGAAAAAACGAATATTGCCTCTAAGCCGGATATTGACAAATCTGCGGACTCGCCTATGGCCTCGAAGCATACAATACCCGAAAATCGCACGGAAGCGGCTGGAATTTCAAATGAAATTCCCGATGCGGTCAATTTGTCGCCAGAGGGTGAGATTGGCAAAAATAAGGCCCAAAAAACGGATGTTCGCTTTTTTGCTGAGGTCGTAAAGTTCTACAACGACACCTGCCAGTCGCTGCGTCCCGTAAAAATTCTTACCGACAAGCGGCGGGCGGCCG